AACAATGCAAAACTGGCACTGTCGACACTGGCATCCACAGCACAGACATCCGCAGCACCTATGATTGAGAAACTGACCGGAAAGATTCAAGAGTTGACAAAATGGTTCACGTCGCTCTCTCCGGCACAGCAAGAAACAATCCTCAAGGTCGGTCTTGTGGTTGCTGCTATCGGTCCATTGTCAATCGGATTTGGAAAAGTAGCAAAGGGAATCTCTAACACGATAACGACCGGACAGAAATTTGCGTCCGGAGCTGCAAAGATAATCGCAAAGATTACGGCAAAGACAGCAGCCACGGCAGCGGGAACGGCAGCAGATACGGCAGGAACAGCAGCCACGGCAGCACATACGGCAGCAACAACAGCAGCCACAGCAACAACCGGAGGGATGACCGCTGCACAGACCGCATTAAATGCAGTTATGAAACTGTGTCCGATTATCATGATTGTGGCACTGATTGGAGGACTGATTGCAGCAGGTGTCGCCCTGTACAAAAACTGGGACACTGTCAAAGAAAAACTGTCCGAATTGTGGAGCAACATCAAAGAAAAATTTGAGGCAATCAAAGAGACCATCACGGGAGCGTTCACGAAAGCGAAAGAAGCGGTCACGGAAAAGGTCAAAGAGATCGGCGATAATATAAAAAACAGTACCATCGGACAAGAGGCAACGAAAGTATTCAGCAACGTAAAGGACACCGTTCACAATTTTATGTCAGCAGCGACCGAAACGGCAAAGGAAAAACTGGGGAACATGAAAACTGCCTATGAAGAAAACGGAGGCGGTATCAAAGGCGTTGTTGCTGCCGGATGGGAGGGAATCAAAGGATATTATTCCGCAGGATTCACATTTGTTGATGATTTGTCCGGAGGAAAACTCTCCGAAATAAAAACAAAATTTTCAGAAAAGACATCCGAGATCAAGGAAAAGGTTTCAGACGGTTGGGAGAATATGAAAACTACGGTCACGACAAAAATGACCGAATGGAAAACCAATGCGTCAAACAAATTACAGGAAATCAAAACCGGATTTTCTGAAAAAGTTTCGAGCATCAAGGAAAATGTGTCGTCTGGTTGGGAGAATATGAAAACCACGGTCACAACAAAAATGACCGAATGGAAAAATAATGCAACCAACAAGTTGAATGAGATCAAAACCGGATTCTCAACAAAGGTTTCGGAGATCAAGACAAAGTGGTCGTCAGATTTTATCAATATCAAAGATAAAGCGACCTCTCTCATGGAGACGGCGAAATCAAATGTTTCAACAAAATTGAACAATATGAAAACGGCGTACACGAACGCCGGAGGCGGTATCAAGGGAATTGTGTCCGCATCTTTTACGGGCGTGAAAGATACAATGAACTCTCTCATGTCGCAGGCGAACACATTGACCGGAGGAAAACTCGACAGCATAAAGTCAGCGTTTTCGTCAAAATTATCCAGTGCGAAGTCAACCGCATCCTCCATACTGGACGGAATAAAGTCTGCATTTTCTTCAAAAATGGAAAGTGCAAAGTCAACGGTTTCAAACGCATTAGGAAGAATAAAAAGTGCGTTCAATTTTAGTTGGTCATTGCCACAGTTGAGATTACCGCATATTTCGATTAGTGGAAGCTTTTCAATTAACCCGCCGTCTGTGCCTCATTTTGGAATCAGTTGGTACAAATCCGGAGGTATCATGACGAACCCGACAGTGTTCGGAATCAACGGCAACAACCTCATGGCGGGAGGCGAGGCAGGAGACGAGGCAATCTTGCCACTTGCGGAATTTTACAACAAATTGAACAACATCCTAGACAAGAAACTGGATGCCGTTCAAAAATCAAATATTGTTTATGTAACGAATCACACCTATATCGACGGAGACGAGGTTGCAAGCAGAACCGTGTCAAAAGTTGATGCACAAATGGTTACGGATAGAAGAAAAGGGAGGTAAAACAGGGCGATGAAAATAAATGGTATAGACATCAGAAAATATGATGCAAAACAGTTGACCGCCGATGTGCAGCCTCCCTCATTTTCGAATAGTTATGAATGGCTGACGGGAGCAGCATTGCCGACGGAATTTGAGACAGAGGTTCAGATGGGGCATTTGAAACTTTCAATTTATTTCAAGGGCAAGAATAGAAATAATATCATTCGGGCAGCGTCAGAGTTTATGATGAATTTCACAAAGACTTGCAAGCTGGAACTTGACGGCTACAAAGGAACGTATATCGGATTCATCACATCGAATGATTATGAGAAAAAGAATGTGAAAGAACGATACGTTGTGAATATCGAATTTGACGGCTTTTTTGTTGATGATGACCTCTCAATCGTGTTTGATGGGAAAACCTCTGCGTCGTTCTATAAAGTAGGCACAAGGGACGCTCCGTGCGTTGTAGAGGTATATGCAAAGAAAGCCTTGATGAACTACACAATCGGCGGGTTGGGAGACGATGACATCATCGTGGAAAGTCTTGCAGCAGGAAAAACGGTTGTGATTGACGCAAAAACCGGACTTGTGACAATCGACGGGGCGAACGCATTTGACAAAGTGGATTTATGGGCGTTTCCAGTGCTAAAGTCGGGAGAAACAGCACTCACATTCTCTGATACAAACGCAAGAGTGACAATCAAGTACACTCCAATGTGGATTTAGGAGGTGAGAGCGTTGCAAATTTTTAATGACAGAAAGAAAAGAATCGGAACACTGTCCGGATTCAAAGACAGAGCAATCACCACGACACTGGATTCCGGTGACAAGGAAATGACATTTGCATATCCTGCGTCGGGAGCGTTGGTTGGTTTATTGCAAGAAGAATATTATATACGCACAAAAACAGATGAATTTGTCATAAAAGCAGTTGAAAAGGGAGAACAATTCAACAAATACACTGCCGTTCTCAATGCCGAGGAGTTGGAGGGGACGGCGTTCCCGTATGGCTTTGAATCGGATGAACAGACAATCAGAGCATGTCTTGAGTTTGCGTTCGAGGGTACGGGGTGGCATGTTGGAACATGCACGGTCACAAAGAAAAGAACCATTGACGAGCAGGAGAACATCACGGCGTGGGATGTCCTGCAAAAGTGCCTATCAACATATAGGTGCGAATGTATCATTGATTCAATCAATAAAACGGTGAATATTTACGAAAGAATAGGCAGTGATAAAGGTTGCTATTTCATAGAGGGGATAAACCTCCGAAAAATATCTTTGAAATCCGACACTTATGATTTTTATACAAGAATCTATCCGATTGGCAAAGACGGCATCACGCCGGAATGGTTGACCGGAAAAGATTACATCGACAATTTTCAGTATAGTTCCAAAGTCAAGGCGTATGTGTGGAAAGATGAACGATACACCAACACCACAAGTCTGATTGAGGATGCGACGGCAAAGATTGAGGAAATGTCACGACCGTACAAGGCATATACTGCGGAGGTTGTTGACCTTGCGAAAGCGTCAGAGGAGTACAAAGACATTCTTTCATACGGAATCGGAGACACGGTCACACTTGTGTCAAAGAAAACCCGAACGAAAGAAAAACAGAGAATTGTCAAAATTACGGAATATCCGGAAACACCGAAAAAAAATACGGTTGAGATTTCAAACGCACGAAAAACATTTGCGGATATTCAAAAAGAAGCAACAGCAGCAGCTACGGAGGAGGCAATTTCCATCGCCAACAGCAACACAAAAAAGGTGTTGAAAGATGGATATTACACAAAAAGCGATGTTGAATCACATATCACCGCAGCAAAAGACGAGATCAGTTTAGGCGTTTCGCAGGTGTATGAAACAAAAAAGACTGTATCGGAGAAAGTTGCAGCAGCAGAGAAGAACGCCAACGCAGCGACCGACGAGAAGCTGACAGAGTATTCCACCACAGAGGAGATGAAATCGGCAATCGACATGAAAGCCGATGAAATCAATTTAGGAGTGTCAAAGACCTATGAGACAAAGACCTCTGTGTCAGAGAAGATCACCGCAGCGAATAAGACGGCACAGGACGCAGCCAATGCAGCGGAGAAGAACGCCAACGCAGCGACCGACGAGAAGCTGACAGAGTATTCCACCACAACGGAGATGAACGCTGCAATAAAAGTAAAAGCAGATGCAATCGAATCAACGGTGTCAAAAAAAGTCGGAAGTAACGAGATTGTTTCAAAAATAAATCAGTCAGCGGAAAAGGTATCAATAAATGCCTCAAAAATAAATTTTAACGGAATGGTGACCGCAAATTCAAAGTTTAAGATATTAACAGATGGGGCATTCGAGGCTAATTATGGGAAAGTAGCAGGATGGAAAGTTGAAAATGACTATATAGAATCAAAAAACACAGGTGGAATAACCACAAAGCTATATAGTGATGGAAGAATCGTGTTTGGGACTTGCGAATTAAGCACATACGGAGGAGCTTTTACAGTAAAGAACGGATTACACATATATACAAGTGCAAATACAAGCTCAAGCGGGTTTGATGATGGAACGGAAAGACTAAAAATATTTGGCTTATCACACGTTACATCTGGTGGACATCTTGTGTTCGACACGGATGGTTCAACAGTTAGTTATTTGTCAAGCTCATCCAAGCGATACAAAGAACACGTAAAAAATATGACAACGGAAGAAGCTAAAAAAATATTAGAAATTCCGGTTGTGTGGTTCAAGTATAAAAAGGGGTATCTGAATGAAAATGATTGGCTAAATAATAAAATAATACCGGGCTTTTATGCAGAAGATGTGTTTGAAATTTTCAAAGTGGCGACACAACTCAATGAAGATGGAGAACCAGAAGATTGGAATTATAGAATGATAATTCCGGCAATGTTAAAACTGATACAAGAATTGTATGAGAGGGAAAAAGAATAACATGACGACAATATTCCAAAAGGCAAAAGAGGAAATAAACAAAAAGATAAATGAAGTGATAAGAGAAAACAATATACCTGCTTGTGTAATTGAGGGCATTTTGATGAGTGCAGTTGCAGATATAAGAGAACAAGAAAAGATGGAAATGCTAGAAAATATAAAAAATATGGAGCGAGAACTTGCAGAGGCAAAGAAAGCAGCAAAGAGAGTTCTGAAAACAGAACCGGACGAGGAACAGCCGGAGCAGGATGAACCGGAGAATCCGGAGGAATAAGAAGTAAACACCGAGAGGAGGTGAGAGCATGGCAGCGTTGACAAAATTGACGACGAACATCAATCTTGAGATGTCCGGAGACACTAAAAGATATTTAGTATCAGCAAAGCAGGGAGACAAGGCAACACGATTCATTGTCGCAAGGTTACTCAACAACGGTGAACCATACACAATCCCGACGGGTGCGAGAGTGGTCATCAACATTGCGAAACCGGACGGAAAACATGTATATAACACATGTTCATATTCTGGTTCAGATGTGACGGTTGAATTGACGAATCAAGCACTTGCAGCCTCCGGAACGGCGTATTGCGACATTGAAATCCGGACAAGCGATGATTCGCAGGTTATCACATCCGCATCATTCACAATGGAGATTGAACCGTCACAGAGGAATGAAAATGCTATCTTGTCAGCGAATGAGTTCACAGACCTTGAGAACCGGATTGCAGGACACATCAAGAATATTGATGACACGGATGCAGCAGTCAAGAAAGCAGAATCCGCAAGAGCGGTCGCAGAGAATGCGAGAGTGAAAGCAGAATCCGCAAGGGAGACGGCAGAAAATAAGCGACAGGAAAATGAGAACACCCGCATCCAACAGGAGCAGCAGAGGCAGCAGGACACCTCACAGGCGGTCAAGAATACGAACGATGCGACGGATGCATCCAAAAAGGCGACAACAGCCTGCAAAGAGGTCACAGAGCGGGCAGAGGACGCATTGCAGAATCAAGAGCAGCTTGAGGCGACATTGAACACGGCAACACAGATTCGACAGGATGTGTCACAGATGCAGACAGCAGTTGCAGAGGCAAAGAAACAGGTCGAACAGGACAAAAAGGATATTGATGACACGATTCAAAATTCACTGCTTGCATCAGCAGAGAAAATCCTTGAGAGTGTGCAGGACTATTTCAACCGTGCAGAGGCGTTATATTCGAGCATGTATCTTGATTGTGACGGAGAAACGCCGTATCTGCGAACGGTGACACCGGTATTCATTGACGGAGCAACGCCACAGGTCAGAAATGCGAATGAGGGCGTTGATTTTGACGGAGGAACGCCGACCTCCCGACAATTAGCAGTATAATTCCATGATACTGGAAACAGACGGCGAAACGAACACAAAGGAGTGATTGTGTGATATATTCCATAATCACGGAGCAAAGGAGGTTGAACAATGGCAGCAATCAGACCATGCACCGGAACAACGGCAGACTGGAAAGCAGTTGAGGACACTCTGATTCTCAAGGAAAGAGAAATCGGAGTTGAGATTGACACATCCGGTCATTATCAAATCAGACAGGGAGATGGTAAAAAGAAATTTTTCGACCTGCCGATTATCGTCAACAATGCCCGTTATGAGGAAATACTGACATTGACACAGGGATATATGAACACCGTAAACAATTTCAGCAAGAACATGACAGAGGCGACGAACAGTGCAAACGGTGCAGCAACAACGGCAAACAATGCAGCGTCGACAGCAAGTGCAGCAGCAAAAGCGTGTCAAGGCATTGTGGACGGTCTCAACACTATGGTTGACACCGTCACAAAGAAATCATGTGTCCTCACGGTTGAGGATGGAATTTTGACGATAAGGGAGGCGTAAAAAATGGCAAGTGGAGACTTGATTGTAAAAGTAGCAGACAAAGACACACTCGACCGCACATATGCGAATACAAACGCTATACTGGCAGCAGTCGGGGAAGATGTAAGAATAAAGGGTGTAAAGCGTTACGGAATGAAAATCAACAAAAATGACAGCAATCCGGCGACACGATGCACATATCTTTTCGATGCGGTGGGAATGACACCCGCTGCGATGAATTATTCTGCCGGACGGTTCGATTTTGGAGACTGGGGAAACGTCTTTTTTGTAAAGAACAATTATCCGGCAATGGTCAAATATGACGGTACAGAAGATTATAAACTCGACCCGAACGACCACACAAAGAAAGCAGACGGAAAAACGGCATCCGATGTCTCAAACACGGCATACGGAGGAAATGCAATGAGTGTATTCGATGGCAGCGGTGACAAGGGCAAGATTTGGCTCTCACAGTTTGAAGTCGGAAACTATGAGTACATGATTATTTCAAACGTCCAGTACGATGAATCATACAACGATGACGCATATGTCAGAGAGGACGGTTCACATGCGGACAAACTCTATTTCCCGATGTTTGGCGGTTCGTATGATGGAACACGCATCCGTTCACTTGCAGGACAGGCACTCATGTATAACACAAACGCATCAACAGAGATTGCAAGAGCAAAGGCAAACGGTGCGGGATGGAATATCGGCTCATGGAGCAAACGAAACCTGTTGAATTGTATGCTCAAGATTATGTCAAAGACAGACAATTCACAGACTGCATTCGGACAGGGTCAGACATCCGGATATGTGAACGACGCATCACAGAATTACGGGCATCTTGCAACCGGAACACTCAAGGACAAAGGACAGTTTTTCGGATATAACGACACAACACATGAGGTCAAAGTGTTCTACATTGAAAAATGGTGGGGCAACCGTTGGGATAGAATCAACGGTCTGTTGATGGTAGGCGGTGAAATCCTTGCAAAGATGACACCACCGTACAATCTGACAGGAAAGGACTTTGAAAAGGTCGGAATCACATTCACATCATCCGGCAACGGTTATCAGAAAGGAACAAAGTCAAGCAGATTCGGACGCATTGTCAATTCAATAGGTGGCAGCAGTAGCACATACACATGTGACTATTTTTGGTGGAATGCCGGAATTACTGCGGTCGCCCTTGTCGGCGGTTACTGTAACGATGGCGAGAGCTGCGGTGCGGATTTCTTGAATTTGAGCAATTCTGCGGGCAATGCGTTCTGGTACGTCGGTGCGTCCGTTTTCTTAGAACAGCCTATCGCTGCGTAAGCAGCAGGGGGAGGAACGGAGGGGGAACGCCTCCGCTATTCCCGCCGTTAGGCGGTGTGGTCGTTTTTAGAAAAATGAATATAGGGATATAGGGTGCGGTGTCGGGCGGTGTTCCTGCTCCCTGCGGTCGCCCTTGTCGGCGGTAACTGTAACAATGGCGAGAACTGCGGTGCGGATTACTTGAATTTGAACAATTCTGCGGGCAATGCGAACTGGAACATCGGTGCGTCCAATTTCTTCTCATATCGGAGCGTTTAATCAAATGCAGCCTATATCCCACGCCACAAGGCGAAAATCATTCCGGATATAGGGTCGGTTGAGTAAGCATCCGCACAAAAACCGATAGGAGATAAGAAAATACTATATGAGAAGTTACAACAACCTATATGAACCAATGTTACAAGACGACTACATAAAACAGTGTTTTATAAATGCATCCAAAAAGAAAAAGAACAGGAATGATGTGCGGGAGGTATTAGAGAACCTCGATGAACACACAGAACTCTTGAAAAAGATGTTGACAGAGGAGTTGTTCATTCCGGACTATCACAAACCGAGCATCATCAACGAGAGCAGCAGCAAGAAAACACGCCGTATATTGAAACCGCATTACAAATATGAGCAGGTTATTCATCATTGTGCAATAGGTCAGTTCAAACCGATTGTGATGAATGGATTGTATGAATTTTCATGCGGGAGCATTCCGGACAGGGGTGTTCATTACGGAAAGAAGTACATGAGAAAATGGCTTGATTCCTACGACGGAAAGAAATTCTTTGTTCTCAAGATGGATGTTCACCATTTCTTTGAATCCATAAACCGGAGAATCCTCAAAAGGAAACTCAAAGAGGTAATTCGAGATAAACGGTTTTATAGATTACTCTGCATACTGATTGAACATGACAAAATAGCACTCGTTGCAAAGATTTTGACGGATGCAGGTGTTGAGATAGATGCAGAGCAGACGAAAACGCTTGTCGGATGCATAGCATTTGACGACATCTCCGGAGCGTTGGAGATATTGCAGGAAATCGGCATCACAGGAGCGATGTTTGATGAACTGAAAGAAATTATTGAGGAGATGCGAAAAGGCGTTCCGTTTGGATATTTCACATCACAATGGTTCGGCAATTTTTACTTGAAAGCACTCGACCATTACATCAAGGAGGAACTCCATGCAGAGCATTACATGCGATATATGGACGACATGGTGATACTGGGAAAGAGCAAAAAGAAACTGCACAAAATACATGCAGCAATCGAAACATATCTGAATGACAATCTCGACCTTGAAATAAAAGGCGATTGGCAGGTGTTTAGATTTGAATATCCGGTATTTGATAAAGGCGGGAATCCGGTACTCGATAAAGACGGAAAGCAGGTCACAAAGGGTCGTATGCTTGATTTTATGGGATTTCAATTTCACCATGACCGGACAACCATCCGGAAATCAAACATTGAGGCTGCGAGACGTAAGGCAAACCATATCTCAAAGCAGGATAAAATCTCATGGTATAACGCATCGGTGATGTTGTCATATATGGGATTGTTCAAACACACGGACACATACAACTATTACATTGATTACATCAAACCAAAAATCAACGTCAAGAAACTCAAGAGGATAGTTTCAAAGCATAGCAGAAAGGAGAATGAACATGACAGACTGGAAAAAGGTGACAGGAACACAGCCGGACAAGCCGGAGGAGGTCGACAGGACATCGTCGCCGTCAACGGTTTACCTGCGTAAGAACATCGAACAGGTGACAAGAGAGGTTGAGGGCAGCGACGGAAAGATGCAGACAGTGACCGAATGGCAGTACGACGAGAAAGAAATGACAGTCAAGGAATATGAGAACATGGCACTCATGAAGTCAGTCGTTGAGGAGAACACATCCGGAATCGTCGAATCAGTGACACAGTTTCAGAAAGATGCGGTCATTGACGAATACACACAGCAGTTGATTGAGGAGGGGTTGATTTAGTATGAAAATGCTTGTTGAAAGTCTCAAAAGAATGTACAAAAAAGGCACTCTCACAAAGGAACAGATTTCCGAGCGTGTCGCAAAGGGCAGTATTTCAGCGGATGAATATGAATATATCACAGGAGAAAAATTCTCCGGCGGTGATACAGAATGAGTCCGCTTGAAATAATATCACGATTGTGCGATGTGACGGAAAATCTATCGGCAATCGTGAAAAAACAGCAAACAATCATTGAACAGTCGAAAATCGAGGAGGCGGTCAGAGCGGAACTCCGGCAAGAGGTAGAGGAGACAGACAGGGAGATGGATGTTCTCGAATATCACATGCGGAAATACTGCGACACCGACGACATCGAGGCGACAGAGTTCGGAAAGGAGAACGCCGTTGACGATTGAGGTTTCCTTGCTAATCTCCGGAGTGTCGGTTGCATTCGCAATCTTTTTCGGAATCTGCTCAAAGCAGAGGAACGACAAAAAAGACACACAGGAAGAAACGGAGAGACGAGCAGAAGATGACACAATGGTGGTTGTGAAACTTGAGAACATCGCAGACGACATCAAGGACATCAAACGGGAATCAAGAGAGAACCGTGAGGAGATGAAACAGTTGAGAGAGCGTGTTGTCATTGTGGAACAGTCACTCAAGAGTTATCACAAGAGACTGGACGGAGAACAGCATTCCGACCGATAACAGGAGGGCAGGAAACAGGCAAGAATCAACCTCACAGAAAAGAGGCAATACATGAGAATGACAGAACAGGAACGACGCATCAGAATCCGGCATCTGAAAAGAATGTACCGGATAAGGGAGCGAAAAGAGAGACATGACAAAAAGGTGTCCGGTCTGTTCATGAAACGTGTTGTATTCACTTTGATTCTTGCAGCATTTATCTTTACAGTCGTGATGATATTTGTGTTTTTGCGGATGGGTTCAGAACCGTCGACACTGATTGAGAATGTATTCCGTTTTCTATCAGTCGAGGGCGGGGCGATGGCACTCATTAAGTCCGTGAAAACGGTCAAGGGAACAAAGTCAAACGGAGAAATACAACACAATGACGAACCGGAACAGGATGACGAGGAGGTACAAGGATGAAATACATCGTCGAGAATTGGTTTGTGATTGTGGGTCTGATTGCAGTATGTGCAGCGGGAGGATATGCAGTATATGTTTTCGTGAAAATGCCGTCAGACAAACAGTTGAACAAAGTGAGAGAATGGCTGCTCTATGCAGTCACAAAGGCAGAAAAGGAACTGGGAGGCGGTACAGGTCAAATCAAACTGCGATATGTATATGATATGTTCGTCGCACGGTTCACATGGCTTGCGAGAGTGATTTCGTTCGAGGCTTTTTCGATGATGGTCGACGAGGCACTTGAGAGAATGAAAAAGATGCTTGAGAGCAATAAAGCGATGCAGACGCTTGTGAGCGGTGAGGCAGGTGAAACGGTTGAAAAGGATATGTGATTTCGCAACCGGAAACGCACACACAATCGTGCTGATATATGCAATCGTCGCTGTCATCGTATGGGTGGCGGTAAATCTGTATTTTTGGAAAATTTCTTTTGATTTAGACAGAGAAATTCGGGAAGAAATGAGAGAATACGGGGATTGCTATTCTGACACGGACGAGGCGAAATTCGGGAAACACATAACAAGGTTGACCGGATTCATTATTTCGATTCCTGCTGCGGTGATGTGGTGGTGTACACCTCTAATCGTGGCGGGATTGATGATATATGACAAGATACAAGAAAAGAATCCGGAATTGTGCGGATTCAAAGCAGACGATTTTGACAAGGAGGAAAACAAATGATTTCAAATTGCGGACATGACGAAAACGGAAGATACTCCGGAGGAAAAGCCGGAGACCAAACAGGTACAGAGTGGCAGGTTATAAATTGGTATAGTAGACCGTGGAAATGCGTTCTCCGTCACCCGAACGCAAAAGTGAGAGCGATGATTGCGAGCATGGCAAAGGCAGCAGCAGTCAATAATAAAATCGGATATTGTCAGTCTCACAGGGGTACATTTTGGACGAATCTTGCAGATTCAAATTTCGACCCTGCACAGATTACAGTTGCATGTGAGGCAGACTGTTCATCCGGTGTCGCTGCAATCGTAAAGGGTGCAGGTTACAGACTGGGGATTGACGCACTGAAAAAGGTGAGTACGGCATGTTATACCGGAAACCTGCGAGCAGCACTCAAGGCAGCAGGATTCGAGGTACTGACAGAAAACAAATATCTGACATCGGATGCATACTTGCTTGCAGGAGATATTCTGTTGAATGATGGTGCTCACACAGCAACAAACCTCACAGACGGTGCAAAGTCATCCGGAGCGGGAGCATCCAACACAACACCAGTCAAAAGCAACACAAAGGTTGATGTTGCACACGGATTCGACAAGAGCCTTGCAGGAACATACAAGGTGACTGCATCCGGATTGAATCTCCGTGCGGGAGCAGGAACAGGAAAGTCAATCCTTGCGGTAATGGAAAACGGCGAGAAAGTCCAGTGCTATGGATATTATAACGACCACAACGGCGTGAAATGGTTGTATGTGGTTTACAAGAACATTGTCG